GCGGTTCCTCTTTCGGCTGTGGTATTGCTCGTTGGTGCTGCCATCGTATGTTGCACGATGCGTTCACCCGCCCAGGATTGGGCAGTGGTAGCGAGGCCGGTTACGGAATGTAGCCCCACTTAGGTCCTCCACGATGAATCCGAGTATTGAGGGCCCGCGGCGTGCGCCCCTTGGTGGGTTGGATAACCATTGACTCACCAGGGGTCTCGGAGGTAATGACGGATCTAGGTCCTGTCCGCTGACCTTGGATGCGCGATAGGCTGACTTGGCGTCGTCAAGCCGGAGCTTGGCGCCTGTTTCCCATTCGCGCGTATCCACGCCACCGTTACTGAACGTCGTATGTGCCTTTACCATCTTGGCTTGGATAGCGTCATGTAATGCTGCCTCACGTATCCGGGCGTGAAGCGGAGCCTTTGAGTTCACCCACTTAAAGTAGTCTTGGAAGTAGTCTTGATTGTCCAATGTGCACACAGCTGCTGCTTCCAGGTACGCACACCGTTTCATCTGCATGGCGAGGGAGGTATGATTGTGCTCAGGCAACACGCTCACATCCAGCCACTTCGCCAGAGGCCGCCCATACAGGCCATCCTTCATCCAACACCCCAAGAAGGTTGCACCGGGTTCGTCTCCCCATGACGAAAGAGACCCATATGAGGCATCACCCGGCAGGATGCCAAACTTGTCGTATAATACCGTCTGAATCATTGAGTTCGGACGCCAGGCCTCCCAGCTTCGGAAGCCTATTAGCGTGTCGTCCCCGTATATCCAGCAGGATGACTCATGCGGCATGACGCCACATAGGTCGAGAGCTGTGCGTGTCGATAGCCAGTTGCTGATTGAGTCGAGAATTGACGTCCATGGCCCACTCGGATTCCCGAACGTCCACCGGTACACCCACCCACCGGGCAGGATCATGAATTTCAGGATAACCTTACTCATCTCATGGAGGATCCAGCGGTCATACTTATCCCCGCGTGGCAAGCACGCGCGAATCACGCCAAATGAGTCCACCAGAGACTGTTCTGTCACCCGGAAGCCATATCGCTTATGGTCAATCTCGTTCTCGATCACGTTCCCAGCACTCTTCGCTGCGTCGCGAGCCGCCCCCCCACGTACCGCAGTATGTCCGATCTGAATCTCGCCGTGCGACTGCTTGATCATGTCGCCCATGGGTTGAGACAGGCAGGAGGATACTGTGGCTGAGACGGCGTTGTCAAATATGACTGCCCGTGACTTCAGCTTCTCGCCCGCTTGCGGTGATGCCCGTTTGGCCCGGCCGCCAATCTGCCATATTCCATAGCTGCCGGGAGGTGGGGTAGTGGTATCTTCAATCTCCTCTACCACCCGCTGCGCCAGTCGTTCAGTGCATTGGGCTGTCCCACCTCTGTTGCCTCCGAGGCCTTGTAAATCAAATCCACTCGCCGCCTTGGGGTTGATCTTGACTCCCCCGGTGGTATGGAAGGTTTCTGCGTCGAGGATATGGCGGAACTCCAGTCGATCTCCTGCAACCATAACGGTGTGGAGGACGTCTTCGGGACTGGCGTTATGTTGGGGAAATTGGCCTGCGGTGGTTTCAAGGTCAGGCAGGTAGGTGTTGATGCCGGGATGGACGATGACGCGGTCGGGTGGAAGTTGCTCGTCTGGCTCAAGACACTCGCGCATGTGCTCGCCGGCGGGGTTCTGCCAGCAGTCAGCAACGCGTGAAGGGCGCATTCCATGTTTGATGTGAGTTCTTCCTTCCAGCCAAAGTCCTTTGTTGGGGGTGAGGGGGGCGCAGATGGCGTTCTTGTATAGGTTCTTCGAATATCGCGCAGCATCGGGGGCGAGGGCCGCCAGTCGCTCGACGTTATGAGCTCCCGGGGCCTTCGGGCCACGCTCAATCGTATGGGAGCGGCCAAGATGGCTGTCGGCGAGCAGGTACTCGTACTTAGAGACTCTGTCGCCATGTGGCAATTTTCTGTCATTGATGATGCAGTGGTAGCGGAGCGCCCACTCGAAGGGAGTGGCAAGGTGGCCGGCTTCGAAGGCCTCCCCGATGCGCTGCATACACTGCGGCAGGAGTTGATGCTGCATGAACTCAAGTCCGGTAAACTCGTTCTCAGGCCGTCTGTACTCTGCTTTACGTCGCATGTCCCGAAGTCGGGTACGCACACGCTCGTCGGTGGACCAATCCAACGAGCGCTCATTGTACGTACCGTGCATGAGCGCGTAAGGGTAGGCTTTATCGAAATGTCGGAGCCACCCGACCATAACGTTCCTAATGTAGCCAGCCTCCTCACTTGCTGGGTCAGGTAGCCAAGTAGACCGCATGAACCTAGCGCGATTCTTATGCCACAAGTGGCGCATGCGCTTGATTCCTGCCGCAAGCTCGAAAGGGGCAACGGCTCCACCCAGGAGGGTGGTACCGGTACCCCCCCGAGGCTTGCCTGGCCCCTAGGCGCGACCTGCCTCATTGGCCGCGGCGAACGGGGCATCCCCGTATGCACGCGTGATGGCCTGTTTCCGGAACTCGATGAGGGCATCTGCGGTCCGGGTGGCGCGCTCGGTCTTATCGGCGACCTTATTGAGGCGGTATATGACTGCGGCTGGGAGCGAATCAACGCCCGCCTCGACGATGCTGACGATGGGGGACTCCGTGGCGGTGAGTTTGCTGTCGAGGATGGCCTTGGCGGCTCGGACTTTGGCCTCATAGTCTTCAGACAACTTCTTGGAGGTGGCGGCATGCTCGGCGCGGGCTTCATTGCGGGACGAGCGGACGGATTGGACATAAGCCCACATTTCTGGTGTGACCCCCGAATCGGACATATGGTCGGGGACTTTGTTGACTCCGTTGAGTCGGTCTTTGATCTTGTCGTATGCAGGCTTGATCTCCCGGTGACCCAGGAGCTGCTGAATCTCACTATTGTCGGCGCTTCCGAGCCATTTGAACTGGGCGCGGAGCTCATCGTATATCTCTTCGGTGACTTCCTCACGGGTCTTAGGCATTGTTGTCGCTTTGCGACTGACAGGCAATGAAAGAGCGGTTCCTC